TATGATTTCGATGCGTACCTTGAGCGTTATAAAGCTCGGTACCTTCGAGACCAACTTTAGTCGGTTATTTAGACAATGCACGGGGGGTTTTACCAACTCTCCCTCCGTGTAGATGACAATGCCGCAATTTTGAAAAGAAGAGGACTCACGTGCATTTTTGATGCAGCAGCACGTGTTTTAATATATGTATTACCCAAAGTTACGATAATTTACAAATGATAAAGTGGGCTCTGCACGACAACCCACTGGTGAAGAAGCAATACCTCCTTGTTCTCGAGGAAGTAACCCAGCTTCGTATGGAATTACGCCAATTGAAAGGTCGGGCGGACCGCATCGACAAGATGTTTGGCAAACTGGAACTCCTACTGGGGGAGGATAAACCCCTAGACTCTCACTCTGAGCCTGTAGTGGCGACCGAGGGTGAATCGGGTGAACACCAAATCACCACATTTACCGACTTGGACCCAGGTTACGGAGTGAGTATTGCAGGCGCAAAGGACGAAACCTTTGACACAGTTCAAACAGATGATTCTGAATTGGCTTCATTTCTGATGAGACCTACTCGGATTTTGACCGCGAACTGGGGAACAGGTGCGAGTGGTGCAATCAATACCACTTTTAATCCTTGGAAACTGTTTTTCGAGAATGCGACAATAGCAGATAAAATTCGTTACTACAACAATTTATCTTGTAAGCTTCACGTCAAATTCGTGGTGAATGGCAATTCGTTTCTGTACGGACGTGTGCTGGTATCTTATGAACCATTGCACACTTTAAGTCAGATTCCGTTAGCTAATATTACCTTTACGGACTACATCGCCCGCTCACAAAGACCCATGTTCATGTTGAACCCTACGACCAATGAGGGTGGAACAATGGAACTTCCATTTATGTTCCCACAGAATTACATGAGTATCCCAGGTGCAGAATGGGATGACATGGGCGAAATTACGTTGTCAGACTTAGTGTCATTAGAACACGCTACAGGACTATCTGGTGCAGCCAGTGTAACTGTATATGCGTGGGCTTCTGATGTTGTCTTGACAACGCCCACTGCGTTGGAATCGCAGTCTAAAAATATTTCCTCCGGAAAGAAGAAGAAGAAGAAGAAGAATACAATGACTACGACTAAATCTTCTAAATCAGATGAGTATGGAATGGGAATCATCAGTAAACCAGCTTCAGCTATTGCAGCAGGAGCAGGTTGGCTGGCGAACATCCCTGCCATTGCCCCCTATGCGCGGGCCACTCAGATGGTTGCTTCCGGAATTGGGCAAGCCGCGTCTTTGTTTGGATATTCACGACCTAATGTTATAGAAGGTCCGTGTACTACCAAACTTGTGTCTACGTCTCCATTCGCTAATACCGATAGACATGACACAGTGATGAAGGTGTCCTTGGATTCCAAGCAAGAATTAACCATTGATCCACGTGTAACCGGTGCACCCGGTGATGATCATATGGGAATTTATGAGCTTATCCAAAAAGAATCACTACTAACCCAATTTTCTTGGGATCTCCCGACGGCGGGTGGAAATGCAGTGGGTGACCAGCTGTTCGCAGCGAACGTCACTCCTACATTATCTGCTACTGC